GAGATGCTTTTATCATAGCTAGTTTCACTCAAACAACAAATAACTCGTGTATCTAAAACTTTAAAACCTAAATTCATAAGTCTTGCTGCTTCAGACTCCATATCCCTATCTGAGCATTTATCTACTATACTCATTTGGGATTTAATATATTTTTCCCAGCAGTGCCAATCGTGACCCGTTTCTGGGTCTTTTATGCGTATAGCTATAACGCTGATATACTCTTTCTCGTCATTATTTTCAATATCCATATTACTCCTTATATAATACTGAGTGTCCTAGATTAGCCCGTTATTATGAGAATGAGGCTCTAGATAAACCTCAAACAGAACTAGCTTTAGGCGTCACACACATCTAGGTCGATTACGCCGTCACTCAGTAAACAGCTATTATTGGAAACGCTAGTTCCCTAAAATCTGGGTGTAAACATTTTAGTTAATGAAGCGTAAGCTTCGTCACTTACGTTTTTAAGATGCGGTAGTTTTTTACCACCGCTTCTACTTTCATTAACTCGTTTACCACACTTATTACATTCTAATACGCTGTTAAGTGTGCCGTGTTTATTTATACTGTAGCTATTAGCCCAGTCGTGCTTACATTCTACTGTCATTACGTCTCTCCGCTGATAACTCTAATAATTGTATATGGTTAGTTACTACCATATCAATTATGTTTAAAGCCATGTATGTAGATAAGCCTTCTTTAGCGTTATCCTCGTTATCTAAGTTTTCAAGAACAACTTTTTTTACTAACTTAAAACTGTTAATAATATCTTCTCTAAGTTCTGTATCCATATTTTTACTCCTATAATATATGGCGGTGGTCACGGGAGTAAGGTCGCTAGTTTGCATACTCTTTGACATGTCTACCCAACAGTAACCACCTAAACTATAAGCCATCTAGTCTCGCCACGCATCGTATTTTAACTAGTATCTTAGCCTACCCTTATTTGACTGATCAACCGTCTGCTTTGTAGGTAGCCTATAGCCTAAAATTAATATAGCTATGATCCGTTTGAAGGTAAAGGATAATCAAAATCTTTTATTTCTATATGATAATGGTCTATTTGTCTAGCTAATAACGTTTCCTCAGGTACGTGTGTGCTGTTATAGGCATGGTTAGTATGTGATTCTTGTAGTGTAAACTTTTTACTTATACCTTCATACTCACCAGCGTTAGCTTTACGTATTGCGTGTTCAGGGCTTTTAGCTTTTACAGGGTATAGATCTATTTCTATATGTGCTAATGGTATATAGTATGTCTTTAGTTCAGGGTTATCACTTACGAGTGTAAGTATGGGTTTTTTAGTCATTTTTTACTCCTTATAACTTTATATAGTATTTAAACTTACATCTTTAACATAGTAAAGTTTAATCGTAAGCTCCTAGTAACCAAAATACTAATAGATATCTGTCACCTTTACCAACCTTTAGTCCACGGTGCATGTGTGTAAAACTAGGGAAAAATAAAGCATGTCCTCTAGGTAATGGCGGTACTATGCCTCTACCGTGAAACTCAGTGCCACCGCCCTCATAGTCACCAGTATTTAAAGGCACTACCACCGATATATCAGCACTGGCGTCATGATGCCACTCACCTTGTTCTCTTTTAGCTAGATTATAGTTAGCTAGTTGTATTGAATTATACTTGAGGCTGTAGCGTTGCCACACTGCAGTAAATAAAGGATTCATATGGTTAAGGGCTACGCTATGCAAATTAGAGGCTAGTTGTGGTATGTTATCTTGTAGAGTTATTTCAGGTATCTGTCGTAACTCGTCCTCGTCATCATTTTCTTTAAACCCTAAATACAGCTCCATGTTTTTTATTTCATCTAGCATCATATCACAAAAATCTTCCGTAAATAAAGGCACGGAGTAAACGTCAGGTAGTTCTTCTTTTATATATTCTTGTAATGGTATTTCTAGTTTTTGAGTGCCGTCGCCTGAGTGAAACTTTATAATTTCAGGCTCAGCATCTTGTATCATAGCTAACGTAGTTTTATCAATCATCCAGTCTGATTGTATAGCTAACATAGTATTTTTTATTCTATATGGTTTTGACCTATCCATGTGTACCCCCTTAATGTACTATTGGTTGTTGTGTTGTTTCGTTAAGTTCCCCTACTATCTCTATTGTGATTTTCTTATCAACTGATATTGCTGCACTACTTAATAAATCAGCTTCGTATTTAGCTTCGTTATAATCAAACGCAAATATGTGTGGTCCAGGAAAAGTTTTTTCTTCACCTTCCTCAGTAGTGATAGTAAAAACAGTCATCCAGACTCTTATTAAACCACTCATTTATTTTTCTTTAAGTTATTGATCTGCGGTTGTTTTTCTTTTTTCTGACCCCATATAATTTCCCAGGCATCTCTGTATTTATTGGTGTCTTCTTTTCTTCTTTTACTGCCCTTACCACCGTGCCATTGATCACTCATCTATTTCTGCCTCACCCTCAATAATTTTACCAACTGGTAATATACCACCTGTGTCATAATAAAGTTGTTTCATACGTTCTAATACTTCTTCTTTTGACATAGTTTCTACTTTATTTACCACTAACTCACTACGGTTAATATATAATCCTGCTGCTTTACCCCTAGCCACTTCCGCAGTTACCGCAGCAGACCACGCACCATTACGCATAGCCCCTTCACGTATATCTTTTAAATCAGTAAGGTGAGTAGATAAATCTAAACTTACTTTTTTAGCAGCACGTTCCTGTAAAGCTTGTATTCTTTGCTTTACTAATGGGTTAGCGTCAGAATCGAGCACATACCCAGCACGTTTAGCATTCTTTTCACTATACCCTGCGTCAAGTGCAGCGTCTTTTTTACTCATGCCTTTAGCTACGTTCTGAGCGTATTTTTCTTGCTTGGGCGATAATTTCTTTTTTGCTTTCATAATATTTTCTATAATACTCCCTGTATTTATCTGGGTTTTTAGCGTATCTTTTTCTTGCTCGTTTATTTATTTTTTCTTTATTTAGTTGATTGTATTTTTTGTTTTTTATAGCCCTTATTGCTTTATCTTCTTCAGTTAGTCTAGCTTCACGCTTAGCTGATTGTTCAGAAGCATAACTTTTTTCATGGTGTTTATTATATTCTTGTTGAAAAATCTGTAAACCGTCAAGGACTACCCTAGCTTCATACTCATTTCTATCTAATACATATTTTTCATGGTTAGCCTCAGCTATAGCAAATATTTCTGGATCAATAGGATAATCGTCAACTGAGAATCTACCGTCACCTATAACATAGCTTTCATCTTTTTTAATAGAGCTTTCAACTGTTCCTAAACCTCTCGGTCCACCTGCCCATCCGTCAAAGTCTTTATAGACTTGTTTATATTCAGACATGTTTCTCAAAGTATTAGCTCTTATTCGACATTTATCATTACAAAACTTACGTGCTTTATTCGGCACGGGGTTTTTACACTCTGGGTTAGCACAGCGTAAATATGATACTACTTCGTTCTCCATAATCTTAATATTTTTCTACCTTCGTGGTACACGCTACGGGTTACAAATGTTTTATCATTACGTTTACCGTATATACTAGCAGCACCACGCACTCTTTTTAGGTGTTCATTACTTTCAGGATTTATATCCATGTGATCACCTACCTCAAGTTTATAAAAATGATAAACCTGAGGTGCAGTTTCTGACCTAGTAGGTATGGGTATTTGAGTGTCATTTTCCATTTACGAGTATATGTCCTCCTTTCCAGAAATAACCGTTAGTATCACTAGTGTGTGGTCTTGTGAATACGTATATAGTTTCAGGGTTTAACCTATCATCTATACTGTTACACGCTGACTCAACAGAAGCCTCGTCATAACATATAACTTCACTTCTATTATCTAGTGAGGTAGAGCCGTAGCTCACCACCCATACTGTTTCTTGATTTTCCATATATAAACCTCTTATAAATATATTACCTATATAATACCTACTGAATATAAATCAGTAAAGGATAATCTTATGTTATTTTTAAGGGCTTTTAAGCGTATGAATTTTAAAGTAAGGCGTATATACCTTATTAATTGATCACACGCTTAAAACGGCTTATATTAGTCTTTAGGTTTAGATGTTTTAGTTATATACCCTAGCTTAATATCATATTTAATATCGTTAAGGTTGAGTATGCCTTTGTCTAGAACTTCTTGTATGGTGGGTTTGCCCTCATACTTTTTAAGTCTATCTTTATTACTTTGACTTATAGGCATTTTATCTGTCCTAGTAAGTATCTGACTAGTGTCGTAAGGATCACGACCACGTACAGTATTACAATAATTATTAGGTTTAGGTATATCTATTTTAGGCACTTGCCTGTATTTATTTGACATGTCTTCCTCCTCCATATCAACTGCTTTTTTCATAAGCACACTGTATAAACTTTTTTGACCAGTTTTCATATCTTTAAAAGTTTTCTTTTTACCAGTGTGTACTTCATACCATCGCTCTGCTTGTTTTATGGGTAAAGCTGGTGCCATAATATTAGGGTCACCTATAGCTATACCACCGCCTCTAACCTTGTGCATCTCACTCATATCAAACTTCACTACCCGACTTGGATTATCGGGTAGGAAGTAAACAAAAGTGACACTAGTAGGCACTATGCAGCCCTCGCATAGTCTATAGCTGTAGTCATAGCTCTAGTTTTTAAACTAGCCCTAGCTCCAAACCAAGCGTTATGCATTGCTGCGTCACGGTCGTGTCCCCATTTATGGTCAACGACAAACGTTACGGCATTCATAGCACCCCACCAAGTACCAGCACTACTTTTTAAATTAGCTCCTGGTTGTTGTTCGAGTGCTTCATATACCTTACTAGGAGCACGCTGAAACTCATCTAACATAGTAGCACGGGCTAGGTATGTTTTTTCAGTTTTACTTTGCTCTAGTAGTTTTTGTTGCATAGCTAGTTTAGGTTGCATTAAGTCAGCAATATAAGAAACTACAGTATCCTTAGTGTACTTTTTAGTACATAGAAACTCTGCTGCTTCTTTGTATTCTTTCATACGATTACTAGCTAAACCTAACGCATCTTCTGCGGTAGCTATAAGGTCTGCATCAAACGCTCTAGTATGTGGCATTTTAAAGTGTGGCTGAGTTTTATCAGCTAACGCCATACTTAACGTATTGTTGCATACTACTCTTATAGGCGTAAACCTAATTTCATTAGATTTACCCCACTCGTGGCTAACAGACACAAGTAAGTTGCCTAATACCCTATCGTCTCCTGGTAGCGTAAAGCTTTCATCAACTTTAGCTAATCCCCATATTTGACGACCGTCTTTCAAAGACCCTGCAGTTTCCATAGTCATTTTACCAGCGTCGGTAAACTTCTTAAAAAACGTAAAAGCGTCTTCGTTTTGGGTAGGTATAAACTTTGGTCCACAAGGTCCAAAGATTGTGTTATCACTATCTCTTACGAGTAGTGAGTGGTTAGGTGCCATAATTAAGTCTTCCGACTTATCTGGGTCAGCGTTGTCATATGTAAATATTTCACGCTTACTGACTGACCAATCAAGACCAGCCTCAACTAACATTTCTTTAGGAGTCAAATCATTACTGACTTGTACACCAAGCCCATGCCAAGGAACTTCCCCCGCATAAGCCATTGATTCTACGGCTGCTGCCATAATAATACCTCCTTAAAGGTTGTTACGTTAGCCGTCATTAGCTAACTACCCCTAATATAGTTTAGCTCATTAATGATTAAAAGCATCATCAAAAAATAATTTAGCTTACGGTAGATGTGTCGTATTTACCTTTTATAAGGCGTATATTTTGATCATTTAACCAAGCTCTAAGTAGGTTACTTCTTTCTTTAGTGGTAAGGTTAGGTGTATGATCAATCTCATATTTTTTATCCATATACGTTTTGTATCCTGCGTAATAATCACCATTACCTAACTGACTGAATCTAACAATCTGCCATGATCGTTGTTTCGTAATATTATATTTGATGCCTATTTCCTCAAGAGTCATGGCATCTTTCCAGTAGTGCTTATAAATATCAGAATACATCTGATCTTTTTCTGTACGTTTACTCATTAAAAAACTCCTTGTAATGTACTGTTGCTTCTCCCCAACTTTTACCTATCTCTGCATCAACTTTATTGGGAACACATAAAGGTGTGCATTCAGACATAATTTTCATAATCAGCTCACATTGGTCAGAGTCGGTAACCGATATATCTAACTCATCATGAACTTGAGTATGTGGTAATATGCCTTCGTTGTATAGTTCTACCATAGCCTGTTTAGTCATATCTGCTGCAGAGCCTTGTATAAGTCTGTTCATAGCTTTATATGTGTACGCTCTTTTAACTTGACTACCATATTCGGTAACTGCTTTTTCATATGGGTAAGGTGTCTTTCGTTCTTTCATAGGCTCATATAAGTTAAACCTACATTTACGACCAGCTATAGTGGTAATGTATCCACGGTTAGCCCCTATCCTTGCACATTGATCACGTAGCCCTTTAATAAACGGCACTCTTTTATGATATGTGTCAAATAACACTTCTGCTTCTTGCATTGATAAGTCAAGTTGTTTAACTAATTTTTCTTTACCCATACCGTAGCTTAATCCTAAATTAATAATCTTAGCCTCTTTACGACTTATGTTAGCCATATCTGCTACTACCTGATGAAAGTCTGCATCTTTATTACGGTAAGCATCTACTGCCTCGCTTGCACCTTCTTGTTCAGTAGCTGAAGCGTAATGAACTGTAAGTCTAGGTTCTTGTTGAGAATAATCAAACACGCCCCAGTAGTGATCTTTTTCAGGTACAAATATACTACGTATGAGTGGACCAATGTCTTCGTTACGGGCTGGTACTTGTTGTAGGTTAGGATTACTACTACTAAATCTACCTGTTACTGTGCCTCCACGGTCACTGCGTAAAGGATGCAGTTCTCCATGTATCCTACCGTTTACGTTATGCTCTAGTATCATTTTATCTATAAACGTAGTCCTAGCCTTATTTAACTTACGTGCTCTTACTATATTATTAGCTAACTTATGGTCGTGAGTTTCTAACCAGTCTCCAGCAAAAGATGGGGCGTTAGTTTTAGGTGTGCGTGGATAACTTAGCCCAGCTCTATCAAATACAGTAGCTACTGACTGTGCTGCCCATAAGTCAGGTTTCATGCCAAACTCTTTATTAATAGCGTCAAGTATTTCATCCTCTTCTTTCTTTAACCTTTTACTCACTATTTCAGCAGTATCTAAATCTACAGGCACGCCTTTATAACGCATGTCAAGTAGTATAGGTATAAGTGAAGTTTCAAGCTCGTATATCTTACTTACGTTTTCTAGTTTTATTAAGTCTTTAAATACTTGCCACAACTTTAAAGTAAGCTCAGCATCCTTCTCACCGTATGGACCAACATACTTAGCTGGTAGTTTATACATCTCGCTTTTAGGGTCTAACCCGTATGCTTCTGCTGCATCAATAAGTAAAGTTTCATCTTTAGTTTCTCCACAATATTTTTCTCCTAAATTATTGAGTGAGTAACTATACTGATTCTCATCTATAAGTGGTGCTGCAAACATGGTGTCTTGTATCTTTCCGTGTACTTCTATACCGTAACGTTTAAGCCAACCGACATCGTATAAAGAGTTATGAAATATCTTATCATTCTTGTGAGTCATTTGTTTAGTAAACCATTTTAACACTAAACCTTTATCTAAATTGCCCCCACCACTGTGTTGTATAGGAAAATATAAACTAAAATCTTTAGTCGCTACCCCTATACCTGTTATATATCCAGTGTCTGGGAATGCCCAAGATGGACCATGAGACATTAATAATGGATCATATGTCTCTAAGTCAATAGCTACTTCGTTGTATCTGCTCAACTCTGGTAAACTACTGGGTGGAGTCCAGTCCACCTTGGGCGTAAATAAACTCACTTGTCTTTGCATGTAATTCTTTCTCTTAACTCACTACTACTAAAAGTATGTTGTCTGTAATTGTAGTAAACTTCTTTACTGGGTAAGTTAAACTCTTCTTTACCTGTAAAATGTTTATTCATATACTCTTCACCTATAATTCTAACGTCCCAAGGCACAGTCCTTAATATATTACGTAAATCTTCTTCGCTTTCATAGACTATAGTTTCATCTACGTAACGACAACCGTTTACCTGTATTTGACGTTCTAATAAACTTTGTATAGGTTTATTTTTATCAGAGTTCTCAACACTAGGGTCAGCGTGTATGCAAGCTATCAAGTAATCACACTGTTGTTTAGCCTCAGATAACATACTCACATGCCCTGCATGAAATAAATCAAAAGCACTAAAC